TTCGCAACAACAGCACAGCAAATAAACCTTTCCAAGCAACCAGAGAGTTTGATGTGTTTACGCGCAAGCCAAAGGTACGCAGAGAAGGTCTTTGGTCGCGTATGTAGTTTTGTGCGTTGATCTGCATTAATGCAGTGAGTTAAACAAGTCCTATAGCTATGAGAGGAATTTATTATGTGCTTAGGTGGTGGTGGCCCAAAAAAACCAGCGGTAGATCCAAACGACAAGATTGAAGCTGACAACAAAGCAGCGGAAGAGCAGCAGAAAAAAGAAGATGCAAAAGCTAAAACTCTTGAGAAAGAGGTTGCTCGCAAAAAAGTTGGTGGTGGTGCTGGCAGACGTTCGTTGCTTACAAGCAACAAAGCGGCTCTGGGTTACTATGACGAGACTGTTTAATGGATCAAATTGCAGACCGTATGCTGCAAAAGTACGAACGCGCTAAACAAGCGCGTGTAAACTTTGAGCCTCTATTTGAAGATTGTTATGAGTATGCGCTGCCTATGCGCCAGAGTTTCTTTTCGGAAACTCCGGGGCAGCGGCGCGATGATAAGATCTTTGATGAGACAGCGGTTGTTGGTGTGCAAGAATTTGCATCTAGGTTGCAGTCAGGTCTAGTACCTAACTTTGCACGATGGGCTGACTTTATTGCTGGCTCTGAAATTCCAAAGGATCAACAAGATGAAGTCAATAACACTCTTGATGAAGTCACTGAGTACGTCTTTGAAGTCATCCAGAACTCTAACTTTGGTCAAGAGATACATGAATCTTTCATGGACTTGGCAGTGGGAACTGGTGTTCTCTTGGTTGAAGAAGGCGATGCAATTAATCCAGTACGGTTTAACGCAATCCCTTTGCCTTCCGTCCATTTGGATACTGGCCCTGATGATAAAATTGACCACGTTTATAGAGAGCGCACTCTTAAAAACTCAGAGATACCTATTGCGTATCCAAAGGCAATCTTAGGTGAGAAGACTGCTGCTGGTGTTTTAAGCCAGCCTGATACTCAAAAGAAAATCTTAGAGGTCATCTGCCGAAACTATGATGTGCCTAATGAAGATCAATTTGATTACTATGTTGTTAATGTAGCTGACAAAGAAATCATTTATCAGGAGAACTACAAAGGGCTTGGCTCCAATCCTTTTGTTTGCTTTCGTTGGTCTAAAGCATCTGGTGAAGTCTATGGGCGTGGCCCTCTCATCAATGCTCTTAGCGCAATCAAGACTACCAACCTAACGATTGAGTTAGTGTTGGAGAATGCACAGATGGCTATCTCTGGTGTGTATCAGATGGATGATGATGGCATCATCAACACAGATACAATCAACCTCGTTCCCGGAACAATCATTCCAAAGGCTATGGGTTCTGCTGGCTTGCAGCCTATCCAGAACGCAGGCAACTTTGATGTAGCTAATCTGGTGCTAAATGACATGCGCACCAACATTAAACGTGCGCTCTACAATGATATGTTAGGCGATCCTAACAAAACACCCGCGTCTGCAACCGAGATCGCAGAACGCATGGCTGATCTGTCCAGACGTATTGGATCAGCTTTCGGCAGATTGCAGGCTGAGATGGTTCAGCCAGTATTGCAACGTGTCGTTTACATTCTAAGAAAGCAAGGCCGTATTGAGTTGCCATCCATTAATGGGCGGGAAGTCAAAGTGCGGTCAGTGTCACCATTGGCACAAGCACAATCCAACCAAGACATCAGCGCAGTCTCACGTTATCTATCAATGGTTGGCGGCACGTTCGGCCCCGAAGTATTAAATGTTCTCATTAACTCTGAGGATGTTGCGCTGTATCTCGCTAAAAAGTTTGGCGTACCAGACAATCTGGTTAGGGACAAAGTAGAACGTGAAGAACTTCTGAAGGCTGCGCAAGAGTATCAACAGCAACAGCAACAGCAAGGTCAAGATGCGCAAGCAATCCCTTCACTTGGGGGTGGATAACTTTCCCCGCACCAAAGAAGATGATGACACCATCTCTCGGAATCTAAATTCAGTTTTCAAAACACCGAACGGCAAAGCCGTTCTAAAGTATTTGCGTTCGATCACCATTGAATCTGTTCAAGGGCCGAATGCAAGTGATGCCGAACTGCGCCATCTTGAAGGGCAGCGGTATCTTGTCGGCCTCATTGAGAGGCGTATTAACCACGGACAAAAGGTAGAGCAACAATGAATGATGCAGATAATGCAGAGTTAGCCGAAGCAGTAGCGGTTGAGGAAGCACCTGTCTCTGAACGCCCTGAGTGGCTACCAGAGAAGTTCAATACACCAGAGGATATGGCAGCTTCATACTCCTCTTTGGAATCAAAGCTTGGTCAAGGGCAAGATGAAATCAGAGCGCAGATAGAGCAAGAGTTAGAAATCTCTGCTCTTGAAGGCAGGCCTGAGACTGCTGGTGATTACGAATTGCCAGAACAGATCAACGAAGCTGAAGCTGTTGATAATGAAATGCTTGCTTGGTGGGCTGAACATTCTTTTGAGAATGGCTATTCGCAAGAAGAATTTGCAGATGGTATAGCTAAGTATGCTGCTTACATGGAAGGCCAAGGGCCAGACCTTGACGCAGAACGTCAGGCGTTAGGTGAGAATGCTGACGCTCGTATTGAAGCTGTCGATCTTTGGGCTGGCAAAAACGTGCCAGAGGAGTTTGCAGATCAGGTAGAACTGCTTGGTCAGAGTGCGCAGGGTATTAAAATGCTAGAGCATTTTATGTCTCAGTCACAACAAGCATCTCCTCAAGGTCAGTTTGTGGCTCCGCAAGCTACCAATGAAGATCAGCTAAAGACAATGATGCAAGACCCTCGCTATTGGAATCCATCACAGAGAGATCCAAACTATGTCAAGCAAGTCCAAGAGGGTTTTTCCAAACTCTACCGTTAATGCATTTCACGTTGATGGTGATGTAAGAATTGTAGAAGCAACCTATGAGCATGCTGAATATCTACAAGATCATTTAAGATCACCTGATGTACGCGAGTGCATGATACATGGTGCAACGCCTTGGAGGGCGTTGCGCTATCCTATTATGAAGAAAGACGCTGTAACTTACACAGCACTTCATAAGGGAGTTCCAGCTTGCATGTTTGGTGTTGTGCCTATCTATGACGATCCTGATATTACAACTGGTAGTATCTGGTTGCTTGGTACAGACGAGATAGATAAGTACCCACGCAAGTTCTTACGAGCCTCTAAACCTATGCTGGATTACTTTATGCAGCGTTGGGATGTGGTCGAGAATGTAGTGCCAATAGATCACAAGAACACGATTGAGTGGCTAGCTTGGCTAGGGTTTCTTTTTTCTGATGAAGAAACCTTAGTTAATGGTTTCTCATGCATCCGTTTTGTGCGTTGCGCTCCTCATGTGGAAGTGTCATTTGAATAGTATACGGCCTGTTTCAAACTGACAGCCCCGCTAGGGATAACTGGATGAGGCAAGAGACGGACAACCGCGTGAAAATGTAACTTCTTTTTTTGGTAAGGACTTTAATATTATGGCTAATACAATTGATATTGCCTTTATTAAGCAGTTTGAATCCGAAGTTCACATGGCTTATCAGCGTATGGGGTCAAAGCTCCGCAATACAGTACGCACATCTGGTAACGTCCGTGGTAGCGTTGTACGCTTTCAGAAAATCGGAACAGGCTCAGCTTCAACAAAGGCTCGCAACGGCGCAGTAACCGCAATGGAACTCGTACATACAAATGTCGAGGCAACCATGGCTGACTTCTATGCCGCAGAATACATCGACAAGTTAGATGAGTTGAAGACCAACATTGATGAGCGTCAAGCTGTAGCACAATCTGCTGCTGCTGCTCTTGGTCGTAAGACAGATGAGATCATCTACACTGCAATGGACACAGGTGCTAACGCAACACAGATCAGCACAACTGGTACTGCTGTTAGCAAAGCAAACTTGCTTGCATTGTTTGAAACATTTGGTTCGGCTGACATTCCAGAAGATGGCAATCGTTACATTGCGATGTCTCCTGCTGGTTATGCAGATCTGTTCAACATCAACGAGTTTGCATCGTCAGACTTTGTTGGCGATCAGAACCTACCATTTGCTGGTGGCATGACAATGAAGGATTTCTTGGGTTTCAAGATCTTCTCAACATCTGCTGTTACTGCTGGCAAAAACTTGGCTTACCACACCTCGGCTGTTGGTCTTGGCGTGAATGCTGATGTTTCTACAGAGCTAAACTATGTGCCAGAAAAAGCGTCACATCTTGCTACATCAATGATGAGCATGGGCGCAGTCGTAATCAACGACAACGGCGTGTACGAACTCTTAGACAACAACTAAAGGAATGGGGGAGAGACAACTCTCCCCCTAACCCATATGCCATCAGCAGCTAATTCAGATATTGACATT